CGGTAGAGCGCCCACTTGTCGACCTGGGCCTCGGGGATATACCCACCCAGGCCATAGCGGGTACTGGTGACCAGGTCAAAAAAGCACCAGGCAGGGTTATCGGTCCAGGCGATCTTGAAGGTTCCGTTCCAAACCCCGCTGTAGGCCCGGGTGATGGGGTCGTAATTCACCGGGACCCGAACCCGTAGCAGCTTCATGTCATAGCTGCGCCGTGGAATGTTGGAAAACTGCGAGGCATCTACGCGAAGTGCCACCAGGGCGCTGTTGGGATACCTCAGCTTGCTCTCAATGACCTCCGTGTACGAGTCGAAGAACGTCTTGTTCTGAACCGCGCTGGATGTCGAGTCCGCAGTAATTCGACGCACCCGAATTTCCCAAGGGCCACTGCCAGTGAGCGGCACGTAGTAGCTGCGCTGGTACTTGGTAGTGGTCTTGCCGGAGATCGTGTCATTGACGATCTCAACGAAGCCACCGCCATTGACCTGCCGATCAATGGCGAAGTTGACCGAGCTCCCGTTCAGATCGCCGTTGGTCGTGTCTTGGTTCGTGAGCTGCGGCACACTCACCTTGATGCGGACAGCGTCCACATCCGGATCAGTGATGGACCGCACGATTGACTGACTGGCTTTGACCTCTACGCCGACAACCACCTCGTTCTCAACAGATGAGAACCCGGGCACATAGCTTTGCTGCTGGCTGCCGTTGCGGGTCTCCAGAGTGATGCCTGAGAAGTTGGCAGTGCCGTCAGCGTTCTGGATGGGCGTGTCGTCCAGGTAGACCGACTGAAGGCCATCGACCAACCCTTCAATCTCACCCTCGGAGATGAGGTCAACCACCCGCGCATAGGCTTTTGATCGAAGGCTGTCGGGGGCCTCTTGCGCCACACGGGCGCTCCCTCCACCTCCTTTACCGCCACCGCCAGCACCAATGATGAGCTTGGTCATGCAGCAATCTCGTCCACGTCGATTCCGGCACTGATCACGGCCGAGCCAACAATTAGCCGTCCATACCCAACAGGCACAGGATGCCCCTGAGCGGTCGTGTTGACCGCGCCATTGAAACTGTAGCTGGGCTTATTCTCAGGCCGCTCCGAGGGCTCGGTGGCCTTGGGCGTGGGGGCGATCATCTGCGCCACACCACCAAGAATCATGGCAGTACCCACCGAATAAAGCGTCGCCTGGGACAAAAACGCGCCCGACGCAGCCCAGCCCAGCGGGTTCCACCAGGCCACAGCCAGCAAGGCTGCCCCGAGCAATATTTGACCGAGGCCATTGCCACCCGCGCCAGAGACCACCGGTGCAATCGTGATGCGGTTTTGCCCCGTTGGCTCGTGCAGGCGATCCAGCGTCAGTGCCTCACGGCCGGCCAGCACGCGGTATCCGACGCCGCGCTCGCCAGAGGACACCAGTTCCCGCTCAAAAGCAGGGAAATTGGCTAACAACGCCCGAATGGCCTCCGCAGCCGACGAAATGGCCAGGCTATGCCTGCGACCAAAGCGGCGCCCGAGTTCACCGAGAAGAATGACCGTGACCATATCTAAGGATGTGTGTTGTGACTTTTTGCCAGTAGCCGCCGTAGACATCACGACTGGAAAGACGCCCCTGCAAGTGATGAAGAATCAGCCCGTCTCCGAGGTAAACCGCTGCGTGATTCGGAACGCTTGATGCCACCTGCATCAGGAAGCAGTCGCCAGTCTGGAGATCGCTCGCGTCTACCGGAGAGAACCCAGCCTGAGAGAAGTTCTCCATGTAGAGGTTCTCACCGCGCTTCCACCAATCGTCAAAGCGCACGAAGTTGGGCAAATCCACCCCACGTTCTGTTCGGAACCAGTCGCGCACCAAGGCGTAGCAATCGAGTACGCCGTGAGACCATTCGCGGCCCACTAAAGGGGCAACGTAGCCCGTTGGTTCGATGCTGGCCCAGGTATCGCTCGGTACGCTCACGATGTGCCAGGGCAAGCCACTGGCCTCACACGCCACCCGGTCAGCCTGACTTGGCTCGGGCGGCAGGCCCGGATGGCTGTGCACCACGGCCACGATCTGCCCCTGCTCATCGGCCTTGACGTAGTCCTCGGGGTGAATCACGAACTGGTCCGTACCCACACCGATGTTTCGGCACGGCCAGTACACCTCCCGACCCTTGCGGATCACGAGCAGTCCACAAGACTCCCGCGGGAAAGACTCACGGGCGTGATCGAGCGCCAGGGCCCGGTTTTCAGAAAGCATCAGCGAATCAGCCCTGCAGCCGGAAAGCCACCAAAGGGCAACTCAGCGTTCTGTCCAAACCGCGCCTTGCAGGAGGACAGACGCTTGCCGCAAACGTCGAGACTGCTCGAGCCAACCAACTGATCGTTGGCATCCAAGTAGACCGTGCCGGTGTACCCGCACTCGGAACCCCGGTAGCGCCAGGGACAGACGTTTTGGACGATCTGCCGGCGCGGGAGTGAGACTCCCTCCAGGTCAAACGATGCGGCGAGCTCAAACTCGACAACATCCCGTGTTTCTCTGGACTTGCGGTCGACGTAGTACACGTCGTCAATAAATTCGGCCGAAGGATCTGCGGTCGAATTGACACCACCCTCAAAATTGACCGCATCCAGGTATTTCGCAAGCGTTCGCTTGCGCGTGATCTTGGCGCCCACCAAGTCCTGGTACGTGAGCACCAGCGCCGTGATCGTCCCGGTGACATTCGCTACCCGCAGGCGCGGCCGAGGAACTTGGCCATTGCCATTGAGCTCGAAGCCTTCGACCTCGATGGGAAATGCCTCAAAGGCGTTGCCTTGCCAGACGACCCGCTGCTGCAAAGCGTTGGTGCCAGCATGAAAGCGAACCGGTCCCTGTCCAAACAGTGCTAGATCCAGCACAAAGAGTTCGATCACACTGCTGGGCGCGAGCTTTTGAATCTCTGAGGAGATGGACTGGACGGTCATGACAAATCGAACACCTGTTTGAAGGTTGCCCGAACAGACTCGACATTGGGCTCATCTACCGATCGACTCCATTCCTCACAAACGAACTTGGCCGAAGCACCTCCTGGTGGCGTCCAGTCAAAGGCCTGCACTGCACCGCGTGCACGTAGGAACGCATCGATCGCTGTTGCTTCTGTGCTGGTTCGCCCCCGAAACTCCAAGGACCAGACCTGCGGCTGCGTATTGATGCCGAAGGCCAAGCGCTGCTCGTAGCCGTCGCCGAAGGCCACACGCCGCACATTGGGCCGGATGGACAAATTGGCGCCGACCGATGGTGTCCAGGTGAACGTCGCCACTTACACAGCCCTCCGGCTGTCAAGCAGCCCACCGGCTCGCTTTTGTGCCAGCAACTCCTGGCGAACAGCACTAGCAATCGCACGCCCCAGATCGCGTCCGCCCGGGTCGTCCCCGCGGCTGGAAGCACCCGCGTCCGAAACGCTGACCGAGATATTGAAGACATCCCCACCAGACGCGCCACCGCTCATCGTGACTGGAATGGAGCGACCGTCAGGCAGTGGAACGTAGGCCTCTGGTCTGCTGCCTTCGCCAAAGAGCGCCAACTGGGGTGAGTTAGCAACGCCGCCCGAGGCATAGCTGCGCAAGGCCATGGGGCCAGCAGAGGTCATGACACCACCGCCCGCAAAGCCAAAGAAGCCCATCATGGCGTTGGCCAGCGGGACCGTGATCGCTCGCTGAATCTGAATTCGGATCAGGTCGGAGATGATCGAGTTGGCCAAACTCTTGAAGTCGAGCTTGCCAGTCATCACGAACTGGGTGAGCGCATCGGTCATGCCGTTGAACGCCCGGCTTGTGATGGACTCGATTTGCTTGCCCATCGCCTCGGCATCTTCAATGAAGCTCTTGAGCCCCTTCTGAAATCCAGCGGTGAAGGGTTCTGCAATTTCCTTGGCCCGCTGACCCAACTCCTTCGCCCCGGCTGCGGCAGTACGGGCACTCTCTGCGATCTGGCGCATGGACTCTGCAAATCGCTCATTGCCCGGCGCCGATTCAGCTACTGCGCGCGCCTCGGCGGCCAGTTGCTCGAGTTGCCGGGCACTTTCTTCCCGGGCAGTGGCCAGGCGCCGCAAAGACTCCAACTCGCTGATAGCGCCGGATTCGCGGAGCAGCCGGATCTGCTCCTCTCGGGTCTTGAACTCGGACTCGGCTCGGGATGCCCGCTCCTGGATGTCGCGCAGCGCCTCAAACGGGCTGCGAATGGCGCGCTCAAGAGTGACTTGAGCAGCCTCACGCTCCATGCGTTGGCGTTTAGCCGCCAATGTGGCGAGTCGTTCCTCGATCTGCCGACGTTGATCAGCGGTTTTGGCCACTGTCTCAAGTGCCGTGCGCAGCAACGCCTCTTCCTGATCGAAGTAGGCGCGCGAGCGCTCCAGGTATTCCTGCTGCGCGTTGGCCCGTAGATCGGTTGCTTCCCGAAAGCGCAGGTAGCCCTGCTCTTGGTAGAGGTCAATCACCCGCTGACGGCTTCGCATGATGGCCGCCTCATCATCGGCAAGCGCCTGCAGCGCCTTCGATCGCTGCTCAATGTCCGCGAGTGTGGTCTTGAAGGCCTCACCCGGTTCGCGAATGCTGCGCTCAAGCCCCGACATCTGGACCTCGCGCTCAAGCCGGGCACGCCGGGCCATGACCTCTTCGAGCCGGGCAGTGAGCCTTGCCTTTTCCTGGGTCGTCTTGGCTACGGTCGCAAGACCCCGCTTCAAGATGGCCTCTTCCTCTGCCATGTTTGCACGAAGACGCTCGGTGAAGTCGTCCTGTGCGGCGATGCGGGCGTCACTACCTTCCTTGAAGGTCAAAAATCCCTGGCCTTCGTACAAATCAATGATGCGCTGGCGATCCTTCAAAAGCGCAGCCTCGACATCGAGCGCATCCTGCAACCGCTTGACGTCTCGCTCGATGCCCGCAAGCGCCTCGGCGCGGTTGGCATCGCTTGCGGTGTTGTAGTTGAGAGTGGGCCGTTGTGGTTTATCTCCTTGGGGGTTCGCGCCCGCCTGAGCATTACGCCGCATCTCATCGAATCGCTGCGTCACCGCATCAGCCAAGAGCGGCATGTTCCACAGCTCGACATAGTTGCGGTTGGCCTGCTCAACGATCTGGTTGCGCTTATCAAGCGCCTCGCGTAGCGCCTTGCGGTTACCTTCCATGAGCAGACCAGGCACACCCCCGCGAGCAATGAAGCCTCCGGCCAACTCGATGTCAGCCCAAACCGCCTGGAAGCTGCCGACGATCGACTTGATCCCTTGAAAAATCGCACGAAGGCTGTCCACCAGCACCGCGATTGCATAGGCCGAGGTCTCTGCCCACTTGGCCAGGGTCCCATCATCACGTAGCCTGCTGATGCCCGTTACAGCGTTGTCCGTACCGAGCAGGATCTTCTTGAGTTCTTCGGATAGCACCGACAGCGCAGGAATGGCGCTCGTCACCAGGGTCTGGGATACAAAGCTACTTTCTGCCCGCATCCGGGCCATTGCTTTGGATGCCTTGTCAGCTTCCTCGATCTGTTGGGCGGTGAGCCTGATGTTGAGGTTCTGGTTCTCTGCAAGGTCCTTCAAAAAGGGCAGCATTGAGGCACCAGACTTGCCGAACAGGTCCATAGCAAGTGCCGTCTTACCGGCACCGTCCTCGAACTCAGCCAGCTTCAAGGCCACATCGTTGAGCACCTCGGCCGGATCGCGCAGATTACCGCCCGAATCCTTGGCGGTGATCCCAAGAAACTGCAGCGCCTTGCTGGCATCAGCACCCTCGTCATCCACCCCAGCCAGAGCCTTAGAGAGCTTGGAGAGATTGGTGCCAATCGTCTCCATTGCAGTGCCTGAGATGGTTGCCACCGGGGCCAAACCGGACAAAGCGGTGGTGCTCGCGCCGGTCTGCTCGGACAACTGCTGCAAAGCCGCCGTTGCCTCGATCGTTCGATCAATGAAATCCCGAAGCGCACCAACCGAAGCAGCGCCGACCGCCACCGCAAATGCGGTCTTGGCCACCGTCGCCACTTGCCCAAGCGACGCCTTCATGTCATTGGCGTGGCGGTCAAGGAGGCGCGCCGTGCGCCCCAGATCGGCCCTGAACTCGGAGGTCTCGGCCGAGAGCTTGACGACAAGGGAGCCAAGATCAGCCATGCTTTTTCACCTTATGCGCAAACATTGCCTTGAATCGGGCAACGTTCAGCCGGGCATCGTCACGGGGATTGGCTC